CTTTATATTCTTTCTTATCGGATTCTTTTTCTTCATTCTTAGATCCACAAGATCCTTCATGAACTTCACCGCATTTTTCACAAGTAGCTTCTTCAGATACTTCGGATTCATTAATAGCAGAACCTTCAACCGTGTTTACATTTTCTGCAATGTATTCAGCATATTTAATACTCTTTCTTAAACCTTCAGCAAGGTGTTCAGAGTATGCAATGTTTTGATCAACCTTTTCAGCAACATATTCGGAATACTCAATTCCTTTTTCAAGGTTCTCTCCTAAATAGTTTGCATATTGAATTCCCTTATCAGCTTTTTCAGCAACATGTTCAGCATATTGAATTGAGTTATCCAATTCTTCAGCAAGGTATGTCGTATAATTCTTAATCTTATCTACATTTTCAGCTAGATAGTCAGAATAAGAAATACTCTTATCAAGGTTTTCAGAAAGATACTCGGCATAATCGCTTAACTGATTTACCTTTTCTCCAATATGTTCACTGTACTTAATAAGTTTTTCAACGATTTCAGTATTGTCTGAATTTGCGGATTCTTTTACATTATTTAATACGCCTTGAACATATTCGGTGTATTTTTGAAAATCCTCAACGGTTACAAAATTTTGATTTTCCATTGTTGGTTCTTTTTTATCTTCTGTATTTTTAGTTTCTTCCATTTCATAAATGAATAAAGTAGGGTCGGCATCAAATCCGTAAGATTCGTTAACCCTTGATAATTCTGCATTTTCAAATCCAGGATCTGCAACTAGGTCATATGTAAAAAACTTCTTAATCTTTACTTTACCGTTTTCATCAACAGTTCCAGCGGCACGACTTGAAATATGAAGAGGAATACCGTCCTTAATTAAAGCCTGTGCTTCTTTACCCTTTGTAGTATTTAATAAACGAACTCTTCCAACAACTTGTTTGTTTTCGGAATCGTACTTTAAAGATTCTATTACATGGGATACGTTAGAGAGACTAATATCAAAATCTTTTGGGTGGTCTAATTCACCTAAAAGTTTGTTTGTCTTTACCTTTTCTTGGAGTTCATTAATATGAGGTAAAACTTCCTTTTCCTCATAAATTCTGTTATTCTTATTACGAACACCGAACTCAGTAAAAACGCCTTCTAATACGACGGCGCCATCATCATCTGTCTTAAATGATAAATTAGACTGTGATCTCTCAAGAATTAATAGTTTTTTTCCTGACATCTTCTACTTGTTATTTGATTTATATGATTGGCTTTAAGGTCATCTTGTGTAAATCCTCCATACCTCTTAATTAACCATCCTAAGTCAAAATACGGTATTTCGGTCATATTTTCATCCATTATACTTAATTGGGTCTTCATATTACCAATAAAGTCTACTCTCTTGGTTTGAAGTTCCATTTCTTTCATTTCTTCAAATACGTTGTCCTTCATATACCTTAATGCCAATCCAGCCTTAAATGCAATATCATTTTTAAGTTCTGGATGGTTAAGACACATTTGAAGATAAACAGGTTTGATTAAGATTTCCTGGAAAATTGATCTTAAGCGATCAATAAATTTAGAAAACTTAATTTCATCTCTTAACATACCACTTGCATCCATATCGTAGGTATTACCACCTTCTTTATCGAAACGTGAGAATGGAATTTTTGAGGCAAGTTTAAGTTTATCAGCAAAGTATTTTAATGATTCGGTGTCTCCTAAATCAGGACCATCTCCTCCGATTGTACTAATCTCAGGTTGTTCGCCATCTTTAGAAGGTAACCAGTATTCCTTATTAAAAGGCATCATTGGTTTTCCGTTTGTTTGAATTTCTCCACTTTCATAATTGAAGTCTACTACTTCACGATAAGAATTCATTAATTGGGCAAGGGATTGTTTTGCCCTCGTTTTAGATTTTCCACCGACCGGAATAATAAACTGTGTCTTAAACGAAGCATTAGAAACAGCCCAGATAATTCTGGTAGTTTCCATAATTCTTAAAAGGTTAAAAGAGCGGATAAGTCTCTCAACATAAGAGATTCTCTGTGGTGAATTAACTTGTGAATATGAAAGATAAAGAATTTGAGAATCCCAAAGCTTTCTTTCCTTAGATCCGCCACCTTTATACTGAACCCACATTTTCTTTCCAGTTTCAGTATCTAAACCTGGCATTAAAGAAATAGGATCTAGTTCTTTAAAGCCTATGATTTCGGTTTGCTTATCATTATAAACAATTTCAAATGCAAGATATCCATCAACCAACCATTTTCTAAAATAGTTCCAAGGTTGGATAGCATCATTAAACCCAAAATAATTGTAAATGTTATTATAGATATCTCCAATTTCTTCTTCAATAGAATTACTTATTTCTCCGTTAAATTCTGCATAAGCAAAATAGTTACTCTTATCAAATACTATTGCCTCATCGGTAACTACATCAAGGATATCTTCAATTTCATCTTGTACCGCAAAGGTTCTTAATTGATCTCTCTTCTTTTCATAATCTCTATCAAAGAATGAGATGTTCTTTTTAAGACTCGTATCGGTTAATGATAAGGCAGCAAATGCAGCATACATATCATCTGCATCGGATCCCATTGGATTCATTGTATAACCCATTGCATTTTCGGTAAAACCGATTGCTCTGGAATTACGAATGATCATATCATCATATGCCATCCCAAGGTTAGAAAGATCTTTTAGAATCTTTCTTACTGGATTGGAGTCTGTAAGAGGACCTCTTCTATTTGTAAATCCTGCCATGTTTTATCATTTATTGTTTTATATATTCTGGTAATATAAATCTTGCGCCTGTAAAATTGATCCACCAAAGAAAAAGTTATCATCATTAACAGCACCAAGGTACCAGTCTTCATAACCAATTATCTTTGGATCTTTCATACGATCTAATCTATATTGCCTAATTGCATATGTTAAGTTATATTTTCTACCTAATGACTTTTTAACGGCTTCATATGTAAAGTCTTTATTAAATGTTTGTTTTGCAACTTCTCCAGCATTATTAAATTGTCTTTCAAAGAAACCACTAAACGATTTTATGATATCTTCCATAAAAGGTATTCTTGCATCATAAGGAATGTAATGTAAATTAATTCCTAATTGATTTGTCATTGATCCAGGAACAGCACCTAATCCTATAACAATAGGAAAGGTATCATAAAAAGTTTCATCTTCAGTAAAATACCTAAATGTATACATCCTACCTTGATCTAAAACGCCAGTTCCCTTAACACCCATTAATAATAAATCCTTAGAGGATGCTTTAGAGGCCTTAGACTGACCTTTATTCTCAGCAATGTATAAATCTAAATCATCTGTAAAACTACCTATTATCATACTAAAAAAGATTTGAGTCTTCGGTTAATAACATAACCTTAAAATTTCTTTGAGTTGCAGCTTTATTAAGAGCATCTGTTTTGCAAAGATTTCTAACATACGTTTCATAGGCATACTTAAAGTTATCTATTGCTTTTTTGGTATTTCTTTTTGGTGGAGATGGTTTCTTTAATTGTTCTTTTGGCTTTATCTCTACCACATATTCTTCAACCAAACCCTCTTTATTCATTTTTACATAAAAGTCTGGATAATAGTTATGAAACTTATTATCCAAAACATTAAAGTATTTTATTGAAAAAGGTTCAGACACCCAGCTAATTACATTTTCATTATGATCACACCAATGACAGAATTTTCTTTCCCACGAGCTTCTGTATATGATAGGCCCTGGTCCTATATACTTATGAGGATTGTGTGGTTTATAATAACCTTGTTTAAATCCTGATTTAGCCGTAGGTTTGACATTCTTTATACTCATTGGTATTATTCTAAATGGTATAAATTCCTTCCCCGTCAGAACTACCGTCTATTGAAACGGTTCCTGCATATTTCTTTGGATGTAATTTATTCCAACCTTTTGCAAATCCTCTTTTTGCGATCTCTGTAAAATATGCAAATGCATTTTCACTTTTATCTGGATTAAAGTTTCTCCAATAGCGGTAGAGATCCATATAAGCAAATGCTATACAATCTTCTCTATCAGCAGGATCGCGATATGTAAGCTTGGTTGAACATTTATCTGCTAATAACATTAAGAACTCTAAAGCCTTTGGTGTTAATTCATCGAGTTCTTTTGATTTACGTATTTCGTCTAAAAGATCTCTATTATTTAAGTAATTCCTTTTTCTAGGCATAACCTGAACTGTTTTTTTATTATATGCAAAAAAAGCCGACAGTTTACCTGTCAGCTTTTTATATAAAGGTTAGCGATTAAATTTCAACCTTAAGGCTTGCCTTCTTTACGATTTTAGATTTATCGGTTTCAGGGACGATGATATTAAGTAAATCAGTATCACCTAAAGAAGTATATTCTTCTGCATTAACAAAAACAGTTTGACCTTTCTTTAATCCATTTACGTTATCTTGAACTTTTGCTTCAACATAACCGTCGTTTAGATATTGGTCTTTACTTTTTTTTTCAACTATAGAATAAGTTTCTTGAAGTTCTTTTTCAAACTTAATGATTTCGGTATTGATTAATTTTAATGCTTCCTGTAATTCTTCAGAATCTCCTAATGATTTGATTGCTTCAGATACCTTATTCTTCTTCTCTTCTAAGAAAGAAATTTTATCATTGATTTCATTTCTCTTTTTATCAGCAACTGCTTTTTGATTACCTTCAGCCACTAATCTTTCAGAAAGAATAGATGATGCATCATAATTAATGAATTCTTTAATCATCTTAACAGCTTCAGTTGCAGATGAATAGAATTTCATTTCATTTACCTGCATTCCAAAGTTAACTTTATTAACCCATACACCTTCCTCAACAGCAATTACAGTTAAGAAAAGATTTAAGAATTCAGTAGAAGTAATTCCAGTGAAATTATCCATTTCATGTAAAAGATCTACATTCTCAAAGAATTTACATACAGTATCAGATTTCCACTGATCTCTATAACCAAAGAATCTTGTTGCAATAAGGGATTCCTTTAATTCTACGATACTTGCATTGGTAAGATCTACTCCACCTAAGCTTAATGTACCTTCAGTAAGGTTATATTCTAAAGTTTTTCCATTTTCAGAAAAAGTAACTAATGAATTACCGTCAAGTTTAAACATTTTAATACCTTCTAAAACATCAAAGAAACGAGAATCAGTTACTTCAGTTTCAGAAATCTTACCTTCGGTAAAGATATAGTTCTTACCATGTAAGTGGAATGTTAATCCTTCTTCAGACTCCAACACGGGTGAAAGAATTTTAGAAACCTTACCACCATGATTTGAATAGGCCTTTTGCTCAGAGGAAGCCATTTCGTTTAGAATGTTTTTACATTCAGCAGACCATGGGTTCTTTGCAGCAATAATAGCAAATTTAGATTTAATGTCTTCAGAAGATTCTTTTAAAAGAATTTCAAATTGATTGGTTAGACTTTCGTATAGTTTACCTTTTTGTGAATTTGATCTATCGATTGCTTCAGCAATTCTAAATGACCATTTAGAAGAATCATATGCAGCCATGATATAGCTTCTTAATTCTCTAACTGGGTTTAACCATTCAGATGCAGCAAGATCTCTGTGAAGATTTTTTGCAATCTTAAATTTAAGAGCGGGGTTTACGTTGTTTTCAATATCTTCACTAATTATTGAAATATCTCCGCTAGAGAATCTCATTGGAAAATTACCTAAAGAATTTTCTAAAATGTTAAGTGCATTTTTTGCGGAATAAGATACTCGTGATTGATCTTCTCCCATCGTATTTAATGCATTAATGGCTTTCATAACGTTTTCATACAAGCCTGCAAGTGTAAATTTCATATTATTATGATTTTTTTGATTGTTTTCGGTTGTGAATGTTTGAGCAGCGGCTTTATATGCATTAATACCAGATAATGCTAATTGTTGTGGAGTACCCATTCCTACAAGAATAGCTAAAACTTGACTATCTGATTTACCACTTTTATAAAATGCGGTAATAAGATCAATCAATTGCTTTGGGGGATTATTTAGATACGGAGCATCAGTGTTTACACCATATTGAGGCTCAATAGTACCATTCGCATAGACTTGAGTTTGTCCTTCATTAACTGCTTTACTCATATTTGATGATTTTATTTGTTTTATATATTCTAAGATCCTAAAGTTATTATCCTTCGTCATCTTCTGCATTTCTGTATTCTTTACTCTCTGGTGCCTCTAAATCATCATATTTTTTAGCATCAAAGTCAAAGTTGGCAGAAGTCGTTTCAGTTTCTATATAAGGTCCTCCACGATTAATATCAGAAGGATTAACATACTGCTTATTGGATAATACATTTTCTGGAGCAATCTTTGCAATGTTATCAATTGTGTATTCAAATTTCTGGAATACACCACCAAATGATATTCCAATATCTCCATTTGGTCCAGTTCTAAATAGACCAACACCTTCGGCATCAGGGTTACTCTGAATTGAATCTCTGGCTATTAGATCAACCTCTGATAAGAGAACACCATTTTCAAAACATGGCATAAATGATTTAACTTCCAAATCAAAGGTTACATTAAATTCTTTCTTATCGTTAAGGGCAAATTCAAAGAGACGATCTTGGCTATAGTCTTCAGGAACTGACATACCAGCCTGAACTCTTGTCATACCTAAATCAACACTATAAAGAGTTGTCTTATAGAGTTTTGATAAAATTGATTCGGTAACCTTTAACATTTCAAGATTATTGGAACAAACAACAGTTACTCCAAATGTCATAGTAAGAGGTAAAAAGTTTGTCTCTAGTGAAAATCTTTTTAAGACGCCGTTCCACTCTCTGACAAATTCACCTCTAATAAATTTATTTGTCTGGGCGCCTGAATCAATTGAAAGAGAATTTAATTGAAGTACACCTCTTGGTACAACTTCATAATCTCCTATAGCTTTACCTTCTGCAATAGCATCATATAAGAAGTTATCTGCCAGAAACCGATCATCACCCGTAACAGAATAATAGAAAGGTACATTTACCTTTTGTACAGTATCCTCATCAATCTGATTATAATAGTAAACTTTATTTCTTAATTCAGCAAGAGTAGCTACAGTTACATATCGTAATATTGTGTTGTCTTTATTAAATTCCTGGTTATAAGCAGACATTTAGTAGTGATTATTTACTATTATTTATTTAATGCTTTCAATTGTAAACTCAGAAAAGCCGCCATCCTTTGTAATTTCCAACTTCTTATCAAAATATTCACTTGGCAGGACGGTATGATTAATAACAAATGTGTTTAACCCAATCTCTTGTATCGTTTCATGAAGAATATTTACGATATGATAAACACCATCAGCATCAATTGAAGAAAAGATTTCATCCAGGAATAAGATGTTAAGACTAGAGAATCTAACCTTAATCATTTTAATTAAAGCCATGATAATTACAAAATCAACTTTTTTCTTTTCTCCAGTACTTAAGGTTTTAGGACTAATCTCCTGACCTAAATGATGGATAGTACAATTAAATTTATCGTCAAAACGGATCCCAAACGGTATACCCATTTCCTTTGCCATAACAAGGATATTATTGTTAAAGGATGGTAGAATGGACCTAACTGCCAAGTTTTTAATTCCATCATCACCCATAAGAGTTTCAAGAATACTTAAGTAATAGTCTTCGCCTTCGCTCTTAAGTTTTACCTGACCCTTTTCTTCTTTCTTTTCCTTAAATTCTTTTATAAGTTCTTTAAGATGCCCAGAAGATGAATCATCCTTTTCGGCTAATTCAATAATCTCATTCTTTAAGGTATTCATTTGGGATTCCAATTGACCAACCTTTACATGGATTTGTCTACCCTGTTCCCTGAGTGTGGTTAAAGAATCATCAATTTTTGCAACCTCATCTTGTATCTTTTGATACTTAGCATTTAATGTTTCTAAAAGATCCTGCTTTTCCTTTTTAATATGTTGATGAAATTCTGAATCAAGAGGAGAGTTACATGTTGGGCATGTATTATTTTCATAAAGCTCTAATCCTTTTTTAACCGCATTAATCTCAGATTTTAATTCAGTTTCTTTTGAAGATTTAGTTTTATATTTTTTATCGTTTTCATCAATTCTTACCTTGGTCTTATCATTGGCATCCTTTAGTTTCTTTCTCATTTCATTAAGAGAAACTAATTTCTTTTTAAGTTCAGCTACTTTATTGGCATCTTTTTCTTTTGATGCTTCTTCGTATTGTTCTATTTTAAGTAAGACAGATTGGATAGATTCTTCAAGTGTTCTGATTTCATCATCAAAGGTTCTAATTTCATCTATGATTAACTTTCTCTTATTCTTTACCAATTCTCTCATCTGATTGATTACAGAGAAACCAAATATCCTATCAATGATCTGTTTCTTATCAAATGGAGACATTGTAATAAAAGACTTAAAATCATTTACAGATAAGATGATAACATTCTTAAATACATGATAAGGAATTTCATAAATCTCGGATTCTAAAAACTCTTGTAAATTGGACTTACCTGCAACATCATATTCGGTTCCATTTATTGAAACATTAAATATTCCTGGAGATACTCCTCTTTCAATCTCAATTTGATTTCCTTTACTTTCAATCCAGATTTTTCCCCAAAGATTTCCGTTAACACGATTAGGAAGGTCTTTAAGATTTGCCCCTTCAACTCTACGTTTGTTTATACAATTCAGATACTGACTTAATAAGTCTTTCTTTTAGGTCATCATCATAACCTAAACCATTTATAAAGTCAGCAGCAATTGTCATTAAATTAAATTCTCCATTAAAGTCAGAAGACTGTACATCGTCATCTAATTCGATTGGATTTTCTTCATCGTATATCTTAGGTTCTAGATTCTTGGCATATCCATCCATAAAATCCATAAACTTATTAATATTATACTTACCTAGAACGTTGGATGGAATATTAATATCAACAAAATTATCTTTAATTTCATTAAGTATATCCTCCATACGCCTCTCTAGAATATCATTTATATAATACCGAATAAAGATAGGTGATCTCTCATTCTGGATAAATTCATGATTACCAGTCTTAAGATCTAGTAGATATATTCCTTTAATATTTCCACGGTCGGATCTTGTCATTTGATATGGATTACCTACCAAAATAAAGTTTTCTTTTTCTTGACGATAATGAATATGACCAGAATAAACCCTCTTAAATCTTTTAAATGTACTTAGATCATTTCCACCTTCGTGGAGATGTTTTGTGCTAGGGCTAGTTTGTACCCCTTGGGTTTCCGTATGACAAAACATATAATCAATCTTCTTCTTAATTGAAGATAGAGTTTCTTTTTCATGTTCAGCATTTCTACGCCAAGGCATTAGAAGACAAGTAGCACCGTCATATTCCAAAATCTTAGGTTCTTTATGTACAGTAACATTAGGAATATACTTAAGGCAATCAACAGAAGATATATCATTTGAATTCTTTCTCATGATATCATGATTACCAACTATGATATGTATTTCTGGGAATATTTTTGAGAGTTCTTCAAAAACTCGTATGCCTAAATCTTGAGCAGCTAGGTTTAAACTTTGGCGGTTATCAAATACATCACCTAAGTGAAAAAGAACATCGCCCTGTTTATACTCTTTCTTTACAAGAGGAATAAAAAAGTTAAAGAAATAATCTTCAATGATACCAAGCCACAGAACAGAATTAGATCTGCAGCCAAGGTGTGTATCACTTATCATCCAAACTCTACTCATATTAAAATAATTTTCTTATCTTTCGTTTTTCTAAAATATTATACTTATCATCAAGTTCCTTAATTAATTCATCCTTGAATTTATTTGATAATGAGTTATAGAACTTATTAGGAAAAACATCAAAGTAATCTGATATAACACTAAATAGATCAACTCTGGTATATGAAGTACCTAAATGTTCAATGATATGAAAATAGATCTTATTAATCTGAACCTTATTAAGTTTCTTAATTACGCCATCTTTAGTTACCATATTAAGATGTTCGAATTCACTACCACGAATTAAGGAATCCACTTTTGAAAATAGCATATTATAATGCATCTTATCATCAGGGTCCATGTTATCACCATAGGTATTAGAAACATTAAATGTTATCTTATTTTCAGACGGATCCTGTTCGCCGTATGAATTATTGAAAATCTTGTCGTGTTGCATAAATGTTAATGTGTTATATCATCAGTTTCGGTAAGGCGCATGTTATCATAGTTTATATTAAATCTGCATCGGCTGCCTTTTCCTTGACCATCACGAATTTTTAGAACCTTTAACCAATACTCACGATTTGCATGCATCATACTATCTTGAATAAGAGCATACATTACATCGGCGGTATGGGCAAGACCTGCAGATTCAGCAATGTTTTCCATTTTAATTTCAGTTGAATCCCAGGCACCACGATTAAGCTGTGTTGCAGAGATTACTAACATATCTCTCTTTACTGCCAATGCCCTAAGATCTTCAGCGATTTGCTTAATCTTCATATAGGTATTTTCAGTATTAGGATTGCGATAGTTAGATAAAATGTTAATGTAGTCAACTACCAAAACATTAACTTTATGATCTTGTGATTCTTGTAATTCTTTAAGATAGGCTTCTATATCAAGAACAGAACCTTGTGATGTTGGAAATTCCTTAATAAAAAGTTTTCCTGGTGGTAATAAACCGCGAGATATCTTTTCTAATCGGCGTTTCATAAAATCACGATTAACTGATTTTTGATCATACTCCATCATAGGAATATCTAAAAGGTTAGCACCAATTCTTTTAAGAACTTTTTGTGCAGACATTTCAGCAGTAATGAATACTACATTATGACCCATCCTTACAAAGTTAGCAGCATCATTTGCCAACCAAATAGACTTACCTACGTTTTGTTCACCTGCATATATTACTAATGATTTAGGATCATAACCACCACCTGATACATTATCAATAAAAGTCCAACCTGTTTCTAGTTTCTTATTCTTTCGCTGTATGTGATGTTCAGGATTAAAGAAGTCTAAACCTATATCAGAATCAAAACTTAATGAACCTTCTCCTGATATCATACCAATTGCTCTGGTTACAATATCTTCAACATTATCAGGTGATACATCTTGTGTTTTTACATATTCAATTGTTTTAACCAATTGCTTATCAAAATGTTTCCATTTAATCCATGATTCACTGGTTCTTTTTATCCAATCCTGATCATACTCATTAATGTTTATTGAATAAACCGCAGAAACGATTTCATCGGAAATTTCATTAGGATCATCTTTAACTAAAGCTTTCATTTGATCCTTTGATGGACTTTCTCCAAATTTGGTATGAAAATCTTTTGCTAATTTTGCAAGATGATCTACATCACTATTAGAAAAGAAACCTGGTTTTACCGACTTAAGGTAATGAGGCTTATTTATAAAATAGTTAAAGAATATTTTTTCGTGATCTACGCCTGAATACATGTTTATTTTTTTATGAAAATAGTTGACTTAGTTTTATTCATAAGGATTTTTAAGTACCTCGTATGTTACATATGCCGAGGTGGAATTAACTTCTCCTAAAATTTTATCTGCAACTAATCTCTCTATTATAGTGGAGGTCTGTTCTTCGGTTAAACTGTATTTCTTTTGTAAAGAAACATTAGTGAATTTAATCTCCTTTGCAACTTTACCACAATAATCTCTAATTAATTCAAAGATTACATCTTCAGGATCGGGATATCCTGATAATGCCGTGTGATTGCCTAATACATACTTAACCTTAAGTTTAGCAGTATTAAGCGTTTTCTTCAGCATGTTCAGAAAGAATTTCAGTTAGGTTACCAAGATCTACATCATCAGTTCCATAACAGAACTTAGCATTAACAATAGGTTCTAAACGATCAAGAACATCTTGTGTGATTACTCTAGGCGTAAATAATTCATTTAGTTCAACTAGGTCATTAAGATGGGCAACTGCTAATTTACGAGCGGTTGCTGAAGGTTGAAAATAAACGGTTACTTCTTTACCGTCTCTGTTATAAATATGTTGACGACATTCAGTTTTACCTGCTTCAGTTAGTTTTTCATATTGACCTTCTGTAATGAATCTTCCTTTTTCAATACCGCAATTATCCCAACTAATATATTCCTCTAATCCAATATAAGGATTCATTCCTTTACTAAATGAAATGTGGAATTTAATTGGAGAAGGTTTTGCAAAACGGTTCTTATTAGGTTTAGCAGTTACAACAATACCAGTTTGTTCTGTACCTTCTTTAAGTTTTGCCTTACCTAAGAAAAGAATGATTGATGCAGCATATTCCGGACCGGTACCACCACCTGAAACCGTTTGTGAAAATAGGTCTTGTGTTTGGTATGTGTGGTTAGTGAATAAGAAAGGAATCTTACAGATACCTAATTTAGTCATAAGAATACGAAATGCAGATTTCAATAATTTAGCACGGGTCATATCTGCTTTATCAGATCCACTCTTGGCATCATCAATTTCTTTTTGTGTAGCAAGGTTACCGGCAGAATCCAATGCAATAAGAATCTTTGGTAATTCTACTCCTTTACTTTTTTGTTCAATTAATAGGTCAGTTAATGCAGTTACCGAACTTCTAAATTCTTGAACAGTATTACACGGTTCATAGCGGAATTTTGAAGGATCAATTCCAAACTTTTCAACTAGGTCACGATCTACTGCATTTTCAGAATCGTAAAATACAATACTATAACCCATAAGTTGAGCCTGTTTAATTGCATTAAGAAGAAGGAATGTTTTTCCAGTTCCTGATGGTCCGGCTAATGCAACTGCTCTGTTATTAGGATATCCGCCACTAAAGGAGCCGGTTAAACATGCATTAAGATTAAAATTGCCAGTTGGGATGAAGTGATCAATTTCTGATACTGTTGATTTATCAAGAGTGTCTCCATACTGAGAGTGTTTTGACATTTCCTTGTTTAAATCGTCGAATGAAAATTCTTTACTCATATTCTTTTATTTTTATATGCAAATTACTTACTATTGTTTAATAAAAATTTATCCTTAAAGATAGTCTTCCAATATTGATTAACAACATTATCCCAATTAAGTTCCTTAGTTATTTCATCATATACTTCTTCTGTATATTTTTTAAGTTTATCTGGATTAAGATTAAAATCTTTTATGATACTTACCGCTTCTTCAACGGTTTCAAATGTTTTAATACTCTTAAATTTATTTGCAAATCCTGTTTTAGTTGATAATACAGGAATTTTACAAAATGCGGCTTCAGCTATTCCATAAGGTCCTCTATCATTAGTACTTGTACAAATATACATATCAATATCATTATACATAGTCCGAGATTCGCCTAAGTCTTTACCATGAATAAATACCGCATCACCACCAATACCTTTTGCAATGTTAACTAACATATGAGGTCTTTTTATCTGATCCCAACCAGGATTTATGAAAGGGGCTCCATTAAGACCTACTTTATTAATCTTTGTTACTTTGCGATTAGGAATAAATTCTTTGGAATCAACGCCAGCTATTATAAGAGAGGAGTCCAGATTATACTGTTCTTTAAGTACTTTTTGTAAGTCTTCGCCAGCAGAACACCAGGTAATACCTTCTCTAGGTATAATATTTTCTCTAAAATGAGAACTAAGATTTGGGATAGACCATATTGCACATACCATTTTTTGATATGCTTCTTTAGGAAGTCCTTCTATAGCAGATAGTGTGCCATTACCTAATATAATATCAAATTCTTTCCACCCACCATCTCTCCAAAGATAATTAACATGGTCTGAATTAGACCAGTTAAAATGAACAAATTCATACTCGTCAGATAAAGCATTACCTAGACCAGTATGAATTCGTCCTATAGCCCAACCGGGCTCATTATATGTTGCTATTCTGGTTTTTTTTTCCCTCTATTAGTAGAATACATTTTTTCAACCCATTTTTTAGTATATAATTCTGGATCTTCTATTGTGTACCAACCTTTATCTAGTGTTACATATAAGGCTTCTCTAAAATATTTTTCATATTTTGGAGCAATTGCCTCAAGAGAGAAGTTTTCGCCATGCTTACGGCAATCGATAGATTTAATTTTACCAGCTTGGCAATCGCGAGCGGCTTTAACAAAATCTTCAAAAGAACGGCAGCGATATCCAGTTACACCATGAATATTATTTTCAGCAAATGCACCCCAATCAGTCGTAATTGTTGGAGTACCACATAATAGGTTTTCAATTTGAACTCCACCAAAAGGTTCAACATACATTGAAGGTAAGAATGATGCAATTGCGCCTTTCATTAAATTCTTTCTCTGTTCTGCATCAACATATCCAATGAATTCAACGTGTTTAGGCCACGGATTCTTTGTATAAAATTCATCACCAATTTGTCCGGCTATTTTAAGCTTTGCTCCAATTGCCTCGGTTGCCTGGATTGCAATATTAACACCTTTACCATCATATACACGGCCTACATAAAGGAAGTAGTCTTCTTTCTTTGTTGAATATTCAAATTCGTCAAGATCAAAATAATTAGGAATAACCTGGTCATACCAGCTCTGACGACACATACTTACATTACCTAAACCGCAGTACGCATGGTAAATTGCATATGATTCAAAGATCTTAAATACTGACCACATACCACCTGCATATCCAATGCCTGGTTCAATAATACATAAATCAGGGTGGGCATCACAGATAGGACGAACACCAGATCCCCAGAAAGGCAAAATAATATCACCGGGTTGTTTTCTCTTTTCTATTTCTTGAATAGCATTTTTATAAAATGTTTGATATGCTTCATCCTGTGTATCATACTTAAATAAATGAGTCTTATAATCATGACTTCCATAAACCTTTTCCCAAACATCATTTGTAATTACTGTGATGTTTTCATTTGCATCCGGGTTAGAATCTTCATGACCATAATGCATTAAGTAATGTCCTCGTGATTTCATCATTTTACAAAACTTCCATGCCTTTTGTGTATAGGCACAAGCAGTAAAATCTTTAGTTGTTTTAGTATGAGGTAAACCTAAAACGTGTATTCTGAACTTTTTGTCTTTTTCCATATTTTATTTATTTTTAGAATAAACTCGTTGTATAAATAAGATTTCTATTAAATCCCTTAAATCCCATTGCAGTTACTACTCTATTTATTGGATCTAAAATTGTCTTTTCAAATTGTACATCATAATCTACTTGAGGTGAAAATTCATAAGGATATTCGCCCGGAGTATATGCAAATACATCACATGATTTATCAGTAGAAAAGTACATTTTTAATTTTTCACCGTTTCCTAAAGGCTTATACTTTCCTTTAAGTTTATTGTTATTATTCAAAAGGTAATTATGATAACCTGCAGCCCTTACACCTATTGGGCATTTAGAACCAATTTCAAATTGATCATAATCATTAATAATGTAGTTTTGATAGTTATTAACCTTTTTAGAGAAACTAATTTGATCAATATTTGCAAGTTTAAACTGCCTCTTAATATCTTTTAATAAAGCGGCAAACTCTTTCATATTTAGTTGGTTATTTGAAAAGATATAGGTTAACAGTTCCTTTAGTTTCTCTCTTGCAAACTGTGGGGTTGATGATTGAATAATCTCAAACCCCTTGGCACTAATTTTACTTAGTTCATCATAATGAATATCAGGATCTTTCCATACAATGTTTTGCATATACTTTTTCTTGGCAAGCCATATTGCATTTTTAGCAATACTCTCCAATTCAAAGCTTAAGAAGTTTTCAGCATTATTATCATCAGCATATTTCTGAAGAATCTTTTCAATATAATCTGCTAACCTAGTTTTATAGAGGTTAAGAATAAACTCCTTTTCGTTGCCAGACCAATCAGATTTTTCAATAACTTCATCAAACTTAACATAGATTGAATCCGTATCAATATAAATACCTACTGGTTTTTCAATTTTACCAGTGACAGTAATACCCATTTGTTTATGGGTTTCTAAATCTTTATGCCAAAATTCACGGAAGTATTTATTAATTAGTTTTTCAGTGTAGAGAATTGCATCCTTTCCCTGAAGAGTAATAGTTTCCGCAATATCAACATTAAAGAAATAGAAGTAAGGATTACCAAATGCACCATAAATAGAGTTAAGCATTAGCTTAACAGCCTGTTCATAGTTATAATATTTGGAAGCCTCTTCTTTAATCTGTTGTATCTCTTCAGTCATATTTTATTTTTATATGAAACCTTTGTAAAAGGTTTAACTTTAATATTCCGTTATTACTCGTAACGGAAAGGAATTTTCATTCCTCTCCGCTTGAGAATCTAAGTTAATAGATTATGAGATTATTCTTCATCAGTAATAGCAACGGCTACAGTAAGATGCGTATTAGTATCTAATGAACGAAATACTACTTTATTCTCGCATACCATTACCTTGTAATTTTCCTTATCTAGAAGGTTCAAATACTTTTTGTAAATAACCACCTTTGCACCGCTATCAACATTACTTTCAAATGTATGACAAAGTGTAGCATCGTATGAAGAACCTTTGATACAGATTCCTTTATTACTTGTGTAAATAGTAAAAGTATCTTCATCCTTATCAAGGTTAAACAATGATTTCATTTTATCTACATGAGTAGTAAGAAGATCAAATTCAAACATTTTGTTATCGGTACCAAAGGCACGATCAGTTTCTTCTTTACTCATTTCCATAAAAGAAAGTGAAGGATCGGTACAAGCAAGACTGATTTGAAGATCATCATTTTCTAAGATAAAATCACTTGCCATTAATTCTCCATCGTATTCAGTATATCTGATACGTCCTTTAACATCTCCGTTAAAATGAGTAAGAGCATCAATTACTTTACTCCCATTATAAAAGCTTACCTTGAGCGGGGAACTAATCTCTGCATCAAAGATATCCTTTGTTGGCGTGTTAACTAATTTAACCGCATCTCTCTCAGGAAAATATACTGATGAAACGGTTCCTTCCTTACCAATCTTCATAAAGATGAATTTATCAATTGGAAGAAGCTTCTTAACAAACGAACTTAATTCGTATGCATCGATTTTGTTAATTGTGGTTTCCATTATTTGTTTTTTAATTATATTGATTATTGATTACTTGGTTTTAAGATTAAAAGACAGATGACACTTTAACTGCAGATTTTTTCATTTTACTTTGAACTGCTTTAAATGCAGGAGGTCTCCATGATTCATCATATAAGATATCCTTCAATTCATATTTAGGTTGATATTCAAATCCAAACTTCCACTCAATTCCTCGTAAGAACTGACGTAAGAAAATAGGCTTCTTTGTTCCAATAGGATAATGCAAAAGTGACGGTGTAACTTGCTTTAGATAAAGAGGCTGTATATTATTAGCAAGAGCTTCCTTATCAACATTTTGCATAAGACGAAGATCTTTACTCTTTAACATATTTACAGTTCTGCCTTCCTTTCTAAGTCTATGAAAGTTAAAATGATGGAACCTCTGTTCTACAGTCCAACTCGTATATCCTACAAAATCAAAGAATAGGTGATGTACCATCTTGTGATTCATAAATCTTTGAAAGTAATATTCCATTTTAGGATCATGGCCATAAATAACATTTCCTGCATTAATTGATAATGCATTCATTTCTTCTAATGTAAAATTACTTTCAAAGATTTCATTAAATGCAGAAAGTACTTCATACTTATCAGCATTTCTTAGATTAAAAAGATTTTCTTTTTTATAACCGAACTCTTGGTATTCGGTAAACATATAACTTAAATCATTAAAGATAAATACATCATCATCTGAAACATAGGTTCTTTTAACTTTATACTTATCTAAAAGATACATTGGCATTAAAGCCTTAAATAGACAGCCATGAGTATAAAGGAATTCTTTAGCCTTACCTTCATACTCATGCTTCTCTACATAATAATCATATACGCCCTTAATACTGATATAGGTTGCATTCTTGAATGATTCAATATTATGATTACCTATAACTTCTCTTACACTTTCCTCGGTGACTTTAGTATCATCTAAGAAAAGGTAAATATCAAAATTTTCTTGAACATCCTTAGGATAGTATGTTAAAAGAATGTTCATAAACTCATGGCTAGAAACGCCAATCGCTAATGCATTTTCTCTCATATTACACTGTTTACTTTATATCTTTTTTTAGGTTCTTGATTAAGTTCTTCAACTTCAATTATTTTATTTAAGGTATTGTCCTGCTTCATGAATTTATACTGTGTCATTTTAGCAGTACCTTGACAGAATTTTTTAACCTCATCAGCCATATCCTGCGCAGTTCTTACTGGCACATTTTGTGCAATATGATTTATGTGGCGAGAATCTTGAATTTCAAAATCATGAGGCATACCCATAAGATGTAACATTTCTCTTACATTAAGATAACGATTTTCTACAGGGTGTACGCCGTTAAACATATTTCTTCCGATAAGAGCAGAAAAAGAATCATGGAAAAAGTGTGGAGATGCATCCCAATATCCTTTTCCATCATCAACTTTAGCCTGTTGGTGTTGGAGCATATCAATAAACGTTTTAGTACTTTTCTTATTAGAAAATCCTTCCTTTGGATATTTTTCTTGTAACCAAGAGATACATTCATCAATTAGTTTATGTTCATCGAGATATTGTGCAATGGTACCTTTCTTAAATTCCGCAGCAAATTCTGCATGAGTTAAACCTTTCTTTTCAAGAATAAATTCATAAGGTCTAAAGTGGTCAGTTACTTTTCCATCCACCATAAACATATCTTGTAGAGTTGCATCTTCAGGAATTTCATTTAGATATTCTAATAAAGTTTTTCTTTCCCTAAATTTCCAATCCAACATAGGTACAGTTGGAGTGTTCCAAAAGAAATAGAATGTACGGATTCTTCTTTGAGGAATACCATGCAATTCAGTATTAGTTTTAATAAGAGAAAAACTATAACCATGTTTTTCAGCAATTTCCTTAAGCCTACGAACTACACCTTCACCCATTTTAGTAAAAAGACCTGGCGCATTTTCACCCCAAAGAACTTTAGGTTTTACGTGTTCTAAAATATATTCAGATGATTCATACATCCATTTATTTTGAACCGCGTCAGATCCACGAGAAGCGGCACTACCTCTAGCAGAATTAAGTAGACTAAGACCTGCGCATGGACATACAGAGTTTACATAATCAACATTTTCAAATGTATTATTAGGAATCTCAAGTTCAGGGTGATCTAAACGATACATAGGAATACCTTCCCAATATCTTTCTATATGACTTTCATTTGCAGCAAATGCTTCATAACTTAAATGAAATGCAGGTTTAGATTCAGCTGACCTAGAACAACCTATTGCACTTCCACCGATAAGGGGAATAATTGTACCCCATTTAATTTCTTTACTCATATTTTAACTTTTTCAATTTGAAGATCCTCCATAAATGTATAGGGATCTATGTTACCTTTCTTTACCTCTTCTTCTAGATATGTAATGGTTTCTTTAATTGTATCTTCCATACTCTTTTTAGGTTCCCATCCCATAGATTTTGCTTTAGATATATCAGCACGAATATTAAGAGCCTCACCGGCAATAGCACCATATTGGTCATAATTAACAGTTTCAATTCCCATAACCTTACCGATGATATCTTTAAGATCCGCTAAGGTTGTCATTTTACCAGTACCTAGATTAAATGTTTGATTAGCAGTTTCTTCATTTTCCATGCATAACATATGAAAGGCATTTACGTCATCTACGTCGATGTAGTCTCTTGCCTTCATAGGATCGCCAAAGATAATAGGATTCTTACCACCCATTAGACGAATAATAAAACCTGCAAAAACCGGAGGTACCGTTCTATTATAATCCTGAAGAGGGCCTGCTACATTAAAGTAAAGTAGGATCAGATTGACCTTCGTGAAACCCAGTAGGGGCCATTAATTCATTTTCATAAACCGCTGAAGTTTCACTAAAGATGATTCTTTTAACTCCGCTCTCCGCTGCTGCATCTAGGATATTAATACTACCTAGAATGTTATTATCAACAGCTTCATAAGGATTAGCATGGCAATCATAAATTGAAACAAGACCTGCAAAGTGATAAATGTATTCAGGCTTAAATTCAGAAATGATACTCTTTACATACTCATTACGGATGTCTTCCTGATAAAAGTTTTTAATCCTGTCATGAACTTGTGGTAAATAAGTACCATGTGAAAGATTATCTACAACCGCAATGCAGTCTGGATTATGACCTCGTTTTAAGAGATCGTTAATAAAATTTGTTCCAACAAAACCGGCTCCACCAGTAATAAGGATTCTCGTTTCTTTGTTATACATTTTATAATTAATTTTGAGTTACGCGTTCATATGCTTCCCAGATCTTGTTATCAACATGTTCACCGGTATAATATGAATCTTTTAGATATTTAGTTTGAAGGTTATAGAATAAAGTTTTATAATGCTCTGGGTTTTCGTTTAGATACTCAATTTTCTTTTTAAGATCTTCAGGTGATTTACAACGAATAAAATGATCCTTTGGAAACACATTACATTCAGTATCGTAGGATGGATGTAAGAAAGGTATAATACCATAGTGCAGCATTTCAGCATACTTAGAAGTGACCATACCCTCTTTAATAGGAACGCAGAATGTATATTTAGTGTTAAGGAGTTCTTTAGTTAAAGATTCAATTCTCATTTCCCCCTTAAAGTAATTAGGGTATTGTTGAACCAATTCTTCATCCCATTTACCATAGATATCGGTTTGAACACCAGTTTTAACAATGTATTCTCTAACAGGATCCCAACGATCCATTCCGCCGGAACCTTTACCTTGATTCTGTAACATCATAAATGAATTAGTCTTTTTCATATTAAATAATTCATCAATGTTATATCTTTTCTTATCTAATAAGAATACCGTTTCAATTCCTGAATATTCAAAAGTAGAATGTATCTTTGCAGTTTCACGAGTAGGTGGATTACAAAAATACTCTTCATCCAATTCAAAATTATTCTGTGCAAGATAATAAGTAGGGCGGTTATGAGCCTGATAATCTTTTGCAGCAAGAATAAATCTATTATCAACCAATAGACCTACAATAGGAGTCTTTGGCATTTCATTAAGAGCCTTAATAATTGGTGCAGCATAATACTTAAAGAAGTCTAATGACTTAACAGTACCAGTACCAAATAAAGTTTTCAATATTTACAGTACTTGCCGGTCCTGTATAGAAAAAGATATAGTCTAATCCTAATGACTTAATAGTTTCAACTGTTTCTTCGGTTGATTTTCTTTCATCCATTTTAGAATGAAATTCCTTAATATTAGAAGGAATCGTATTTGATGATTCTGGTGCTGGTCCAAACAGAGGTGCTGCTTTAGGTTTTTCTTTTGCTCTAACCTTTCCTAAATCATTTGGACTAAGAAGCCAATACTCGACATTAGGATTTCTTTTTGCAATTGCACAGATTAATTGTTTAGGTTCACAATCTCCGCCAATCGCATTCCAACTATTTTCATTAAACTTAATAGCCTTGCCAAGTTTAAAGAAGCCTACCTTTTTTACATTTTCTTTCATATTATTTAGCTTGGATTAATTCTTCAATTACTTTTTTATCTTGTTCATATGTTAAATCATACCAATCAATATCAAGATGTTGAATATCCAGGTTATTCATTGAATTGATAAGATGGGTAATTTCATATTCATTACGATTAGATAATTTAATACTGCTTAAATTATCAAATGCTTCTTTTGCAAATATCATATAACCACAAAAATATCTACCGCTTACTACACCGTGCGGTTTTTCCACAACCACGTTATCTAGGATAGTTGCCAATTGGAGATTCCTTGCTCGCGTTTCATAATCTCTATAGGTAATTACACTCTTCTTAGGATCATGATATTCTAATCCAATATTTCCACGATAAAAGTTATCACCAAATAGGCAAAGGAACGGTTCATAAAAGGCACCTTGCCATGCTTTAATAGCAGCACCAGGACCATACTCGTCATCCTTTTGGAATTCATAGTAAATATCTATCTTATCTTTATATTGTGATAAAGATTCAATAATAGGATGAGATAACTTAATGTTATTCTTAAAGAAGAAGTCTGATTTACTGATTGTTATGTATGCTTCTTCAATTCCATTTTCAATGCAAAATTCAATACAATACTGAATTGTTGATTTACCGAGAATAGGATCAATTAATTTATTTGATCCGTATCTGGTTGATTTTCCAGCAGCCAGGATAATTGCCTTTTTTACTCTACTCATTTTGAATATTTTATTTCAAGTTCATTAAATAACTCGTGACCTTTTTTAAGGAAGGTACCTGCCAATTCATATCTTTCATTCAATTCAAAAAATGGAACAGCTCCTAAGAGATGTACCGCTAAATAAAATTTCAAAAGATACTCATCGTACCATTCATACATAATCTTTTCAGCTTCTTTACAAAACCTTGAATATTTTGTACTTTGGTTATTGTATATATGGGTTTCATACTCCATCACAAACGATTGCATAAGTTTACCAAAGTCATAATAATCTTGTTCTTCGGTACCCCTAGGATCAATAAAGATAAATTTATTATCATAAAGAATATTACTTACGGTTAAGTCTCCATGTACAAAACCCCATTTAGAAACACCATCGAGTTTACCTTCATAATAATAACCGGTTCTTCCTTCTAATTTATCAAGATATGATCTGGTATCAACATCTTTACCATATCCTTCAAACTTATTGATTATTTGAATAAGATCCTCTAATTGAGATACAGACTTTGTAATAGGTTGATCACAAATTTGATCATACCATGTTGGAAACTTTTTCATTCTATATGAAAATTCACCAATAGGATCAATCTTAATATCTATCCCCGCTGTTTCCTATTAAAATTTTACTATCAGACATTCAATACCAAGTTTACGTGCAAAAGTAGAATCAACTTCAGAATCACCTATCATTAGGTAATCTTCTCTATTCCATCTATGTGAAGTATGATCATTAAAAATAAGTTCCCCCATTTGAGGATGAGGTTTCTTTTTAGAAACCATTTCTCTAGTATAAATTCCTAAAAATAGATTAGGATCAATTCCATGATATGCCATTATTTTATCAACATTTTCTCTGGAAGAATTTGATGCTATAATACATTTTTTAGGATAGTGATTCTTTATAACATAATGTAATAAATGATTCACCTGAGTTCTATGAATCATTTTTGAGAATATATCTTTTTTATATTCTTGTGCTAATAATGATTCTTCTTCGGATAGTTGATATTTTTTTAATAGAACATCCATTCCATAATTAATATCAGCATGTATGCTTTCAATCGGGATTTCAATATCCAATACCCGCTCAAGAGCATGTTGCCATGATTCTGCATGTACATCAATAGTCTTTACTAAAGTATCATCAAAATCTATAATTAAGCACTTCTTCATTGCTATCTTTGAATTTATTATTATACAAAGATATTGAAAAAGGTTTTAAGCAAATAGGACTTTTTATAAAAGAAAAGGACCATCTTTCGATGGCCCCTTCTCGGATCAAGGATGCGCCTAACTTAATAGGCGCTAAAACGATTAAAGATTATTCTTAGTCTCCTGTACGTGAACTCTTAACTCTTGCGAAAGATTTTTGATATCCTGCATAGCTTTACGAATTCTTACGGCAGCAGCCTTATTTCCTTTTACATAGAATTTTTCTACATCATCAGATACTGATTCGATGATTGCTTTAATTTCATTAAATTTTTCCATAATTGTTGTTTTTATTATTTATAGTTTATATATTCACCCTATAAGTAGTTTTTCTGTTTAGAACTTTCCTTTGCGGTTACGATAAAAGCTGGTCAATCTAGGTATGTACATATACTTATGCCCTTTATCCTTGATAATTTTCATCATTCTGCTAAACATATCAACATCAGCAGGTGCCGTTTTAGTCATAGGAATTTTAGGTTCAGTTTTTGATTGTTCTTCAGCGTCACGATATCTAGGATCACCTATCATACTAGGTCTCCATGATACCGCAGAGTGGCTAACATCACCATGGGTATAGCCTAAATTATTAGGTTCAATTGTACCGGTGTGTCTATCATCATTAGGTTGATACATATACTTCTTAGAAGAATTTGTTGCGTCTACCTTTTTACGACTTCTTGTGAATACATATGCAAGTTCAGGATACTGTGTATATGCTTTAGCCAAAAGTTCTAAGTGATCAGGCGTCCATTTATCATCATGATCAATTCTAACAATATAATCAATACCATCAGACTTAGCCATCTGTAACCCCTTATTCATTGCACCGCATCCTGCAGTAAACCTAAATTGTTCTTTTGAAAATCCTTTATTTCTTTCACCGGGCGTAGATAGATTATGATACTTAAGTTTTCCTTTAGGAATAATTTCTTCCATGACTTCCTTAATTTCATCATCGCCGTCGTATGAATCCCCAACAAGATAGACTACATAATTGTCATACTTTTGATCCTTTATACAACCTAATGAATCTCTTAATAAAGATGGTGTATCCATAAACTTTTGTCTGCCGGCCTGAGCACCACCATCTGCTATTTTATGAGTTGGCATTACTATACCAAACTTAATCTTTTTGTCAATTTCACTGGTTAGATTTTTTTCAAGTAAAACCTCGAAGTTAGGACCAATGTAATTTTCAATTAGCAGAAAATCATCATATGAAATTAATTTCATTTCCTAAAGAATTTTTTTATTTCTTCTATAACTTTATAAAGTTCTTCATCTGTCATACTAGTTCCTGAAGGTAAACAAATACCGTATTGAAATAGAATATCAGATGTT